CACGAAAGTTTTTTAGCTGGGCTGCTCGTATGGGCTAAGGCATTGCCTGCACAACACCGGGAAATCATTAAAGACTCTTTAATCTGGCAGTGGCGATACAAATCGGTAGCTGATTTTTTCTCCCAGGTAAAGAATCAATTTTCAGGCAGATTAAAGGCTGTGCAAAATCTCGTTGACTTGGATCTCACACCGTTTTTTGAGCTAGAAGTGTTAGTTAACAGGGGTTTAGGTGAAGTTGACTGGAACTCAGAAGTTCAAAACCGAACTGAACCAAATACGGTGACTTTTACACGGGAAATGATATTTGAAAGAGCGTTAAGGCTGTTCAAACGCGTAAAAGTCAGTGGTGGTACTCCAACTAGAAGTACGTGGGTAAATCACTGGGCTATGCGATGGCAATGGTCGCCTACAGGTGCTTATCATTCACAGTACCCAGAGGACGATGAGTTTAAGGCTAAGGATGTGGGATTGCGCAATAAATTTTACGCTCTGAGTAGAATGCCTGCCTATGACATAGAACACTTCTTGAATAGACCACCGTCTATGGAAGCATGGTCTAGCACAAAGTATGAGTGGGGTAAGCAGCGGGCTATCTACGGTGTGGATGTAACTAACTTTATCCTATCCAGCTATGCTTTCAAAGGATGTGAAGAAATGTTGAGCAAACACTTCCCTATTGGGCCTAGTGCAACGATTGCCAACGTGAGGGAGACTGTTAAACAAGTATTGAATAACGGTATTCCATACTGCTTTGATTTTGAAGACTTCAACTCTCAACACAGTGTGACCACAATGAGTGCGGTGATGGATGCATATGTAGCTTGCTTTAAAAATTATCTAGATGATGACCAAATTAAAGCCATCGCCTGGGTACAGTCGAGTCTGAGTGATAGCAAGTTGCATATACAAGGTAAGAAACAACTGGTAAAGACTAATGGTACTCTCTTATCTGGATGGCGTCTGACGACATTTATGAACACAGTGCTTAACTATGTATATTTGGACATATGCGGTATTACGAATGATAGTGTGACTACACATAACGGTGATGATGTATTGGCTAGTATAAAGACGCTGAACCAGGTTCAGAACTTATCACGTAAAGCAGTTGACTACAATATACGGTTCCAGAAACATAAGTGCTATCTGGGTGCCACAGCTGAGTTCCTCAGGGTAGATCATAGACAAGCAAGTGGTGGTCAGTATCTATCTCGTTCAGTCGCCACTTTAGTACATGGACCTACTGAAACTGTAATACCTAATGACGTAGTTGCTCTAATCACTTCACTTACAACGCGTCGTGATGAAGTAATAGAGCGAGGGGGGGAACCATTATTCCTTAAAGATATTCACGATATGCAGCTATCGTATTTAGCTGATGTCTGGGGCCTTTGTAAGGAAGATTTGATTACAGTAGAGAAGACACACATAAGTAAAGGAGGTTTGAGCCAAGA